TGTTATTATTACCCAAAACTACCTTACCATTTATGGCGTTGTATGCAGCTTCAAAATTATTATTAGTAGCTGAACCAAAATTTATAGGATTATCAAAACCAGTTTGACTTCCAGATTGAGTTGACCAATTAATATTGTTAAATGTAACTGTTGGAGCGTCCCCATTAATTACATCTTTCTCATTTCCAGTAGAACAGTCCCACATTCTAACAACACCATCCTGTGCTATCTGACCAATGTACTGTTCAGTTTCATCACGATAGTAGTGAAACCACCTACCATTATTCGTTGAATTAGATAAAGATCCCACATACTTTCCACCCGGTCTTTTTAATAATCCTTGTGTAACGTCAGGTAAGGCGTTTACCATGTCTTTCACCTGACCGGGTATCTTTTGCTCGTCAGGTTGTTGTGAAATGCCAGCCGTCAACGCTGGAATAGTTTGTGTAATATTTGGCATTATCTAATAAGTGCTTTGTAAGGTTGATATGATCTATAGTTACTTTCATGTGGAAAACCAAAGAAAGTATGATCTCCCTGTTCACAGTCATATTCCAAAGCAGTTGCTTTAGTTTGTACTTCTTCTAGTTGTAAAAGTTTTACGAGATCTACGTTTGAAATTAATTGTGTTGCTGCTCTAACGCATGTTCTTGCAATTATGTACCTTTGTATTGCTGAAGGTACATCTTCAAAACTATAGAGAACAGTAATATCAAAATACATATCATTAGTAAACTTATCTGTATGTTCAACTAGATCATATAGTTTTCCATTTCTTTTCACTACATCTCTATTTTTGTCATACAGTCCACCATGGACATCAAATCTAAGATAGTTAGTTGGGATAATAAAATTACCATTCGAGTCAGGAGATATTTTTACATGATCTTCTTTGTTAAAATGCCATCCTTCATTTTGTACATCTTTAGTTACTTCTATTAGTAAGTTATAGATTAGTGAAATTTCAGGGTTTGCAAGTGCATTACCTGTAGTTAAAGATGTGATTGGTGATTGACCAATGCTACCCAAGATAGAGTTAACTGCGGATAGTTCGGTATCGGTTGCTATTTGAGTAGTCATAAGTAAAAAAAAGGGAGCCGAAGCTCCCGTATAAAGAATAAATTAGAATGCAGCGTTACCTGTAGATCCAACAGCAGCACCGGCAATAAGCTCGACACATGCAGCAGGGTTAAGATAATCAGCACCCATTGCTAAACGACCTAAGATTACGTCGCCTTGGTAAACAACTGAAACGTCACCTGAAGTTACTTGAACCTGTGGTCCAATAGCTTCTACAACGCCAGCTCCTTCCTTCTGGAAGATCAAACCACATGAGTTAGCGAATTCTGTTTCTTCACCGTACTCGTTGTTGATTCCAGTTACATCGTTAGCAGCGTCTTCGACAGTTTCACCAACGAATGAACCTACGTTTGTAGGAGATGTGATTCCGGGGTTAGTCGCAGATGCAGAACCATACTTAGTACCATAAGCACTAAAGAATGGAATGTTCATTGACTTGTATATTTTAATACCAGCAATCTCTACTATGCCTTGTCCAGACTGTAAAGCTGATCCTTGTGCATCACGGTTGATTAGACCAGATGTGATTACACCAGAACTTACAGTGTTGATTAGACTGTAGTATTGTCTTGGGTTTAATACAGCTACTCTGCCTTCAGAGCTAACTCCTTTTTCATCAAGAGCAGCAGCAGCATCGTAGAAAGCATCTACTAGCTTAGCAGCATCATATGCGTTGTTAGCTTGAGCAGTAGTACCTACACGAATTTGTGTTCCACCGGGTTCGACAAAGCCAGACTTTGTAATTGGTGAAGCAGCTCTAGCACCACGAGCGATAGATCTAAAGATTAGTCTGTCGTACTTTTGAGCAAGAGCGTATCCAATCTTCTTAGAGATCTCTCCTCTCAATTCGTAGTGTGCAAGTGTCTCGTCTAATTCGTAAACGAATGCACTTGAGATTAGAAGATCATCACATGTGATAGTCTTCTCAGCAACTGGAGGTGCTCCATCGGAGTTACCAAGTATGCTGTTGCCGGGCGTATGGAACTCGGCTTTTGTGTGTCCAGTGTAGATGAACTGTAAAGATTTTCCATTCTTAAGAGTTCTCTTCATAACGAGATCTCTTGCGATTGCATTGTGCTGGAAGCCTTTAAACATTTCTCCGCTGAACAGCTTTAAGTAAAGTGCTCTTGCGTCACCTGTACTGTTGGACTGACCGGCGCGAGTTAAACTCGAGGTCATTCCTGTACTCTGTTGAGCCATTATGTTTTCCTATTTTGTAAGGGTATATATTGTCGTTCCTAGATCTAGAATTGTTTCAGTCTTATTTGGTCTAGCGTGAGACTGCACGCTTTGTGGTCTGATTCCCACCGTCGACGGCTTATGGTATCCTCCTCAGAGGGCAAAAGCCAAATTGAATAGGGAGGAGTCGAACCTCCCCTAGATCACCTATTTGATTATTCTTTTGTAAGCAACGCCACGATATACGAAAGTAACTTCTTTCATGGTTATCTCCATATACTAAGCCCCGTTCCATGCTTAGTCGTCATGCGTCCCTAATGGGATGAACGGACGTTATTATTCATCTAAGTCAACGTTAAAAGATATTGTTATTCTGTGTCCATCATGTCTTTCTGAAGCGCAAGAAACTTGATGAGGAAGAGTTGGTGGAAATAATATTAAGTCTCCCTCTTTACTATCAAGATTTGTAAATCTATCTCCAGACCAATGGTCAAGCCTGATACCTATACTACCTAACATTGATTGATAGTGCCTGTAATCAGAGAATAATAAAGGACGATCTTTTTCGTGGAAAAGTAAATTGTAGTTGCCAGATAAAATATTTTTATTTCCGGTATGTGTATGATTATCTTGGTACATTTCATAAGTATGTACATTAATCCACATCTCTACCTTATATTTTAACTCAGGAAAGTTAAAGTGCTCAAGCCAGTTTTGTACATGCTCTTCAAAGTAAACATAAAATAAATTTTGTATTTCTTTATTTGCCTTTACTTGCCATGTGTTAGATTCACAACCCCATTGAAAACTTTCATTTGGATCGTGTTTAAATTTATGAATAATTTTATTAGCAAACTTTTTCTTAATTAGTTCAGAGTCATTTATATGTGTTTTATAAACTATATCTGGAAATATTTGGTGGAAACTCATTGATTATTTATACCCCATATTTGAATCGTGCATCGAAAATCTATAGCAACTGGCGTAACACAATGGTGTTGATATTCATCATTAACTACTAAAACCTTTTTCTTAGGAAGGATTGTATGATAACCATCCTTACCTTCCCAAATAAACCATCCTCCATTATCAGGATGCCATTGCTCATTTAGATATAAAGTAGCACCAAATAATCTATTAGATGAATAATCATTATGCCAACTGATTCCAGACTGAGGTTGCCAAATGTAATATTGACACATCAGCTCATCATAATTTGGAAGATATGATTTTAATTCTTTTTCTAACAAATGATGTATAGCATCTGATACAGGAGTAACAACACAGCTACCAACAATCCCGTTCTTTATAGTAGAACCCCAAGTTAAACTACTAGAGGTCCAACAGTTTTCAGATAACTTTTCATTTAGTTCTTTTACACAGTTCTTAAACAAATCATTACTGATACTATTTTCAATTAATTTCAAAAAGAAGGTTCTCCTTCAGGTTCTTTATATTTAGGAACTTCCTCAAGTTTTAAAAAATCTTCAGGTTGTTTCTTTTCTGGTTCTGGTTCAAAGATTACTCGATGTGCTTTCATCTTTGTGTTTTGATGTGGCATGTTATTCCAATGTCTAATAACCCCAGAACATATAAATAAATTGGTTAATAAAGTTAAATAAATTAAAATTTTTTCAACCAATCTCTGGGGCGGTGAGTGCAATTTGTGTGGATCCAGCATTTGCTAAATCAAGTGGGAAGTTGTGAGCGTTACGCTCGTGCATTACTTCCATACCTAAACTTTGTCTGTTAAGAACGTCAGCCCAAGTAGGAATTACATTGCCACTAGCATCAACTACTGATTGGTTAAAGTTAAAACCATTGAGGTTAAAAGCCATAGTGCATATACCCATAGATGTTAGCCATATGCCAATAACCGGGAAAGCACCAAGAAAGAAATGAAGAGAACGAGAATTATTAAAAGACGCATATTGAAAAATTAGTCTACCGAAATAGCCGTGAGCTGCAACGATGTTATAAGTCTCGTCTTCTTGACCAAACTTGTAGCCATAATTCTGTGACTCTGTCTCAGTTGTTTCCTTAATAAGTGAGGACGTGACAAGAGATCCGTGCATAGCAGCGAAAAGAGATCCACCGAATACCCCAGCAACACCGAACATGTGGAACGGATGCATAAGGATGTTGTGTTCTGCTTGGAAT